CATAGGGAGTCCCAACTTATCCGCAATATTTCAATTTAAACGAACCCCTTGTCGAGGGCTCGGGTTTTTACGGTTTTCCTTCCAGCATGTTTTAAATTTTACGAACACTTACCAAAGCTCGGGTTTAAAAGGTTTTCCTTCCTAGCAACTAGCACCTATTAAGTATTAATTCCACCATTTATCTGAGTAATCCACATATCACCAGAGGTGGGAGGCCCAGGCATGTTGCCAGCTGTACCAACCACAATAGCCATTTGAGTGATTGGTCCAGTTGTTGAAGTCACTCTAACAATTGCATTAAAAAACTGAGCTGTGCCAGATTGACCTGTTGAGGACACACTTGTTTGCCCGTCTTGATTCCATATTTGCACAAAACCGCCGGACGAACCAGCGGCAATACTAAACAACGGAGCAATAAAAGTCACCGATGTCCCATACCATGACACACTTATTAAGAAAGTGCCAGACGTCAAATTTGGGGGGAAAGAGATGCGAGTACCAGCACTGTTCAAAGTTGTTCCAAGATTTCCTCCAGCCAAGAAAGACCCAGAACCTAAAGGGGAAGTATTCGTGATTGAAGCTAACTCATAATGATCAGTCAGTAATTCATAACCAACACTTCCCACATTCTTGGGTTTATATAATTCAATTTCATAAGTACACCACAGTTCACCTAAAATGCCAGCATTTGCTTGCTGACCTTGAGTAGCTATATTAAAACTTCCAAAGTCATACAATCTCTGATCGGCGCCTGTCACCACTCCTAATGATGTACGTACATATAATTCGTCAACTGGTGTTTGTTTTGGTTGACATTCTATAGTGTGTAGAAACGATTCACTGGGTTTTGAAGAATTCGCAAATTGATAATTCTCCATGCTCACTTTATCAGTGAATGTCGGATTATACACATCGTACTGGGTCGCCATTATAACAGTGCCAAGTGCTTGAGTTCCGCCAGCAGCAAGAATCGCATCTGAGGACGTAGACTTAAATTCAAAAATCATCCCACGTATTATATATTCTTCATAATTAGCTGCAACTTGAGCTAACCAAGGAAATGTAGAAACAATTCCTGGATTTATAGGGTACGTTCTAACAACAAACGCCGATGATGCCGTAATATCGTTTATATATTCACGATGCCTAACGACAACAGCACCTCTGGAAGATGAATTGGCAATCTCAGGCGGAGACATTCCACCTGTAAGCAAAGTGTTAGATCTCACTTTATAATCTCCCAAACCTGTAATCTTGCCTAACATAGTTTGAACTCCGGCACCCAACATAGAACCAATATGAGATCCCAAAGATTGATTCATATTATTTGTTGTTCTCGAAGCGGGCCATGCCCGCGGAACGACAGATCGTTGTGTTGTTACCTGTCTTCTCCGGGGCATAGAACGACGCGGACGCCTTCGCATGGATCTTCGATTTCCCTTCTTCACAATTAAACTCAATTTTGAATTTGGCATTTTCTTTTTCTGACCGCACCACAGTATAAGCCAAATTCTTATCTGCTTCCAATATTCTACACGCCATATTATATGTATCGGCATGGAATTTTTGTTCAAAAAGCGGGTGCCAAGCCAATTGTTCATCATCCAGATCAAATAGATCCTCCAACTCAATTTGTTCATCAGGAGATATACCATAATTCTCCCAATATTGGAGACGAACCTCTTGTGAAATGAACAGTGGCATACAATCCGCCCTCTTGTTCATTTTAGAAAAGATTCGCTTTTCATAATCAGTGGCCATGGCCTCAATCTGGCACTGTACATTCCCACATTTCTTAAAAATCCAGTAATTGAACTTTGACACCACAGGACAACCAGGAACCCGATCGTACAACGAGAGGCATTTTCCCTTCAGTATCGACATCAACTTCATATATTTTGACGATTTGTACACAGGTTTAATCCAACAATGTGTCAATAATGGTTTACGAAAATCTATCATGTGTGTGTTCTCGTCCGAACAAGTGATGCCACAGAACTGGACGTTATGTAATTTTGTTTTTATCCCGAATGTCAAGGTGAAGCCCAGATTATTGAAAAATTTTGCTGGGTCAGGGGGCAAGCTCATATAGCCGAAAGCCCCATCATCTCCTTCAATCACACCGCTAGAAACCAAACCGTGCTTGTGAGCATAAAATTTTTGCAGCATCAAATTCGTAAATCCGTTTCCCAGTGATGTTGTCATTTCCCCCGACATTCTGACTGCATTTATCCACATGCTAAAACCCTTAAATTTAAGAACATTTTGTCCACTCAAGACAGTCTTAAAATACTGCATTTGGGCCAATTCCAACGGGTTTTCCCCTAGCATGTAATCATATAGTTGAAATTCACAAGCTTCCATAATTTCTAAAACGAAACAGGATTCAAAACTCTTGAAATCCGTTTCAGCATAGAATCTGAACTGCTCTAAAATGGTACGCATATGCTGGCCACGCTCCTTAGTCGGTATGTATTTTACAAATTCACACCGACTGAATAGAGCCTTTTCAATAGCGTGAAAAATAGGCCCGCATTTCACCTTGAACCAATCATCTCGCGCATTAATGGTTCTAGGGTGCTTAAACTCTTCATAGAATTCATCTTTTAAAAAGGATTTCACTTGGGTGCAATGAGAGGATTCTCTAATGTTTTGGTTCACCCGTTCACGGGCCTTATCATACTTCAAAATCTTAGCAGGGTTATAATCACTATTCTCAATCCAATACTCATAAGTGAAATCAGTACCACTTAATAATGGCTTCATAGAACTTGAAAGCCATGTCTTGACAAAGCCTCGAAATTCTCGGAGTAATCCTGAGTCCGGCTTTGGGACTTCGCATGCAACTCGCTTGATGACCCCACACACAGCCGTTGGAACGTCTCTGAGATCTGCATGGCAGAAGACGTTACTGAGAATTCCAAATCCTGGACTGACCGCACAAACAGACACACTACTTTGCTCATCACAAATGCTGGAGTTAGCAATCCATATGCTAACTCCGCTTTTAACTGTTGGGAGCTTTGGGAACACCTCTTCACCGTATCTGTATCCAGGCAGGATTCTTCTATCGCACTTGTGTGGGACCACAAGTTTAAATGGTTCAATCTTGATTGCTTATTGCTCAAATATATTAAGTAGCAAACTGCCATTGTGTTGCTTACTATATTTTCGGCAAATTCAAACCGATTTATATTTATTGTGGCAATATGGGCCGCTGTTGATCTAATTCGCGCCCATACAAATTTGTTTTGCTGTGAATAATCGCAATTAGCAGCCACATATATTTGGGAAAGCAACTCGCAACTTATGCACAATTTTTCATGTGTCCACGTTGACTTATCTGTTCTATCATCGTTTATCCACATGCTTTCATGACCGACGTGATTGAGGTACAACATTTTCCTCCAAACCACATTCAACAATATTGGATCCTCATGAGTCATTTTAACAATGCTATGCGCATCATGCCTATGGTCCGCTAATCCCTCCGTAAACTTCTTGTTTACCTCGTCAGGGATTTCCAATTGATGCACATACTTCATGTAAGGCGAGGTGAGAGTGCCTTCCTCTGTTGTCTCCTCGTACACAAAAACCTTTCCTAAAAAAGTTTTTAACTGTTCCGAAACAGGTACCACCTTAACCACAGGTTTCTCCTCTTTTTCAATTGCCTGCTGCATCATTTCTTTGGCACAATCCTGCTTGGCCAAAATTTTATCCCTATCATCCAAAAGTGATTGAACAACTAAATTATTTCTACCGGCCTGTCGTGTTCCACCACCTTTGTAAGTCTTAGGTCGTTTCTTGGCGGGCATATTCAAAATTCTGAGAACAGGGTTCTTAGTTTGATCAACCTTAGTTGGAACCGCACTATTATATGACTCGATACAACTATCTTCATCAGAGTCATTGGCGTTCTCTGTATAACCATCCACAGGTTTACACAAACGTGACCCCACTCCCCTACCGGAATCATCGTCGTCTGTTAAATCAGACACACTATCAGGATACAAGGCGTTCTTATCATCATCAGATCTCAAAATTCTATTCTTTGCAATGAGATCGGCAACAGCACTGTTTCTTTTTGGCATCCATACTTTATTTTTGGGGTTTTTCTTCGGTTCTTCGCTATTTTGATAAGCATGAACCTGGAAGTCATCATAACTGCCATTGTCTTCTCGTTTCCTTTGTCGATCGACAAAAGGGTTAACGAAAGATCTAGAATTTTTATTCCGGCCTCTAACCTTCGAGGAAACACTAACTCTTTCTGCAGGTGAGGACTTTGTTTTCCTGGAATTTTCATTCCGGCCTCCAACCTTCGAGGAAGCGCGACGGCGTTTCTTGACTCTTTTCGTAGGCGAGGG